TCACTGGTTCGTGAAACCACCGAAAACGAGTCGCAGAACTATGGATATAAATTCGGACAAGAGGAGGAGACTTATAATATTGTTGCTGCTCATGGTTATTTCGGAAGACTTATTTTCCAATATGCTTCCTTTAATAACTCCCGTAGTTTGCACTTCTTCCTTGCTGCTTGGCCTGTTGTAGGTATCTGGTTTGCTGCTCTTGGTGTCTCCACGATGGCATTCAACTTAAATGGTTTCAACTTCAACCAGTCTATTGTTGATAGTCAGAATCGAGTAGTTCCTACTTGGGCTGATATTCTTAATCGTGCTGGTTTGGGTATGGAAGTAATGCACGAAAGAAATGCACATAATTTTCCTTTGGACTTGGCTGCTGCCGAAGCAACCCATGTTGCTCTGACTGCACCTTCTATCGGTTGAGTTTCATAAAAACTGAATAAGAATGAAGAGACCTTTACAGGTCTCTTTTTTTTATTATAATGGAGTAGTTATGAAGAATGAAAAAGAAGCACTTGTAAAATAAAACATAATAAATAATCATAGATGCTTTCCTAAATGGAACTCTATAATTCTTCTTCGGACTATTTGTTTAATCTTCAAACAACAAGTTCATCAGATGCAAAAAGAATTTGGAGGCAATCAATCAAAGATAAATGGAAACATAAATGTGCTTATTGTGAGAGCACAGAAGATTTAACAATCGATCATATAGTTCCACAATGTAAAGGTGGAAGTGATTTTCTTACAAATGTAGTTTGTTGTTGTCGGAGTTGTAATAATTCCAAGTCTCATACTGATTGGGAACAATGGTATTATAATCAAGAATTCTTTACAGAACAAAGATATGATGCTATTATTCAATGGATGACACCCAAAACAAATTCAAACCTATATAAGTATAAACCTAGAAAAAATATGACAACTTAATGGAATCTGAAAGTTTTATGCCCTTATCATATGTAAGGGCATTTGTTATCGCAAATTTAGCAATCATTATACCTATTCTTTGTATTTTATGAAATTTACAGTTTATTCAAAAAGGCTTTGTTCATATTGTAGTAAAATAGAGCAGATATTAAATCGTTTATCAATCGAAAAGGGATATTGTGTTATTATTTACGAATTAGATGTTGATTTCAACAAAGAACAATTTTATACAGAATTTGGTGAGGGATCTACGTTCCCGCAAGTGGTTTGTGGTGAAACTCATCTTGGTGGATGTTTTGATACAGTTAAATATTTGCAAAAAAATAATATTCTATAATGTCTTCTATAAATAAGTTTGATGGGTATGATATTAATCGTGGTGTAGAATTAATGCTTCGCGGGAGGGATAAAAATTCAATTCCAGAACAACTTCAAGAAAGAAAGTTTAAGTTTAATAGAATTTTTTCTTTTCTACAGAGGGAAATAAAATTTAATATTGAACTTTCTATTATTCGTAAAATATAAATTTCTCGGAGAAAGCAAATGACCGCACCAGAACTCACCCTATTTTGTTTAGTTAGTTTTTTATTTTTATGTGTTGGTGGAGTCATCGGTTGGTTAGCAAAAAATCATTCCTTTGAAATGGAATCAAGAAATAGTGGTTGGTTGCATCCTGAATTTTTTGATTCTAATGGAAATGTAATACCAGATGATGTTATTTCAGTTAAATTTCAAGAAGGATATTTTGATAAAGATGACGATGATGATGACGAATAGATAAATAATGTATAAAATGCACTGAATTTGTAAAAAATGATAATGACAACATTAACAAAAAAAGTCACACTACCAAAAGATAAGGAAGTTTCTCTTGAACTTCCTGCAAATCCATTTATGTTTGAAATTTTTGATCTTGTGAATAAAATGAAAACAGAACAAAAGAAGGTAGAAGTTTTAAAAAAATATGAACATCCTTCTTTGAAAGCACTTTTTATTTGGAACTTTGATGAAAGTGTAATCACAATTCTTCCTTCCGGACAGGTTCCATATTCAAATTTAAAATCTGAACAAAAATTTCAAGGAACTTTAAGTGATAAAGTTGATAATTTAATAGGCACAATGAATTATAATCAAACTACATCTCTTGGAAATGCTTCTAATTTAACCGAAGGTCATACTACAATTCGTAAAGAATTTAAGAGATTTTATAATTTCATTAAAGGTGGAAATGATTCTCTTTCTGCTCTTCGTAGAGAAACGATGTTTATTCAAATGTTGGAGGGTCTTCATCCAATGGAAGCAGAAATTGTTTGTTTGGTGAAAGATAAAAATCTTCAATCCAAATATAAAATCACAAAAGAAATTGTTTCCAAAACCTATCCTGATATTGTTTGGGGTGGTCGTAGTTAAAATAAAGGAGATTAATGTGAAAATTATACATCAAGATTGTGAAAAATCTCTTTCTAAAAATAAAAGTTTACCAACTAATTCGTATCTTGTAACTTATATTTCAGAAGAAGGAGAAAAATCTGATATAGTTCAGTCTGCTTCTAGAGTAGATGTTTTTGATTATTATTATGATTTATATAAAAATATAATTTTAATTAAATGGACTGATGGTAAAATTAATCCAAAGCTTTATGGGCAAACTAAACCAGAAAAGAAAAAAAGATAATGTACGATACAGTTTTTATTTCAGATGTTCATCTCGGAACAGATAGATGTAATACTGTTAAGTTTCTCAAGTTTCTTCGAGAACTTAAAACAAAAAAACTTGTAATGGTTGGTGATATTATCGATATTTATTGTATGGAAAAACATAATACTTTATGGAGAACACAACACACAAAAGCAGTTGAAAAAATTATAGAATTGTCTAGAAAAGGAACAGAAGTGATTTACATTCTTGGAAATCATGATGCAGTAGCAAGAAAATATGTAGAAAATCAAAATGAGACCATACATTTACATAAAAACCTAATGATTTGTGACTCTTATATTCATAAAAGTCATCATAAAAAGTTTTTATGTGTTCATGGTGACATGAATTCTGAATTCTCCTCTGGTTCTTGGAAACAATATTTTATGAACTGGGGATATGAAACAATCACACCTCTCAACATTTTTCTAAATAAGACTCTTGGCTTTTCTTTAATTAATTTTCTCAAATCAATTCCAAGAGGTAGGAAGTTTATTGATAAGTATGAAATGGATTTAATACATTATGTAAGAAAAATTGGAGGATATAATGGTGTAATTGTCGGACATATTCATCATGCAAATATTCGTATAGATGATGAAATCACTTATATGTGTTGTGGTGATTGGACCGATACTTGTTCGGCACTTGTGGAAAAAAATGGTGTATTTAAGATCATTAAATATTAAACTTGACTTTTTTTCTTTTTTTGTTTAAAATATTCAAAAGAATTTAAATTTTTATGAACCGAGATAAACTTAAAATTATTATTAAAAATCTTGAACTTTTGACTCAATCACTCAAAGAAGAAATTTATTCTGATATCTCTGCATATAATTATAAAGAAATATCATCACATATTGGAGATCTGGAAGATTATGATGAAGTATTTGAGGACGACGATTAATGAGATATAAAGAAACGATTAGATTAATTGAAGAAGCACTTCAAAATTCAGAACTATATTCTGATGAAGAAATTGTTTATATGAAAAAATCATTGGATAGTGCAAAAATTAATCTTGCTCGCAAACAATATATTAAGCAACAAAGAAAAAACGGTTTTAATAATTACTTTAACAAAACAATATGAAAAACTGGTGCCTTAAAGATAACCTGACGGGAAATGTTTTCAAAGTCTTTCTTACTGAAGAAAGACTTTATGAATATCTTGAAAAAAATTCAAATATTGAAGAATGTGTTGATTGTATAGAATGCGACGATGCACCATCCATTACACTGGAATAAATATCTCTGTATATTATTTTAACAAATGCCTACGTATCCTTTAGTGAATCAAAAGACTGGTAAAAGAAAAGAACTTTCGATGACTATATCGGAATATGTTAAGTGGAAAGAAGAAAACCCTGATTGGGATAAGGATTGGTCTGCTGGTGTTGCCGGAGTTGGAGAAATCGGAGAGTGGAAAGATAAACTTATCAAGAAACATCCTTCCTGGAATACCATATTAGATAAAGCAGGAAAAATGCCCAATTCAAACGTAAAACGCATTTCTTAAATGGCAAGAAAAAGAAGAAACAATGATAATCAACCTATTGGAGTTGGTTTGACAACAAAGCAATCAAAAAGAAGAAAACCAATTGGATCAGAATTACTTTTAGATATTGAACCACTTACAGAAAATCAAAAAAAATTATTTGAGTCTTATGATTCTGGTAAACATTTAGTTGCTCACGGAGTTGCTGGCTCTGGTAAGACATTTTTATGCCTCTTCAAGGCACTTCAAGATGTATTGTGTGAATATACTCCATATGAAAAGATTTATATCGTCAGGTCTCTTGTACCCACTCGTGAGATAGGATT